CATACTGACGGATAAGTTCCGTATCTACCTGCCGGTAAGCCGAATCCGGTTCGGCCGTTCCCTTTATGTAAGCCACATATCCCTTTGCGCCGTTTACCGGCTTCCACTCGGCATAAGCGCTCTCAAACCATCCGGATGCTTCCGTAATGGTCATGCTGTCTGCCGCCATGACTCGCACTTTAACTTCCGGTACGGCCAATGTCAGTACCATAACAAGTGCAAGTATGACTGTTAACACTTTCTTCCGGTTTTTGTACGCTGCTTTCATAAATACCTCCTGTATTTCCGAATTGTAAGCGCTTACAATTCATCTTGCACTTATTCTAGCAGATTTTCGGTATTTTCACAACCATTTTCCTCTTTCTACACCTGAATTCTCGCTACCTTTCCCCAAGGCGGTTCCACCCTCTCGTTGTTCAAAAGCCAGAGGACCGGAATCCCTCCTGCCAGGCTTTCCTGCGGGAACGGTGCATAGCCATCGGTGAGGATAATAATACTCGCCGGCAGTTTATCCTGCATGTGTGCATGCACATACTCAAAAATAATCTGAAAGTCGGTGCCGCCACCGCCCGCCGGCTTTATGATTCGAAACTCCGCTTCATCCGAAAACGGTTGCGGTTCTATAATAGCGGCATCAAAAAATCCGAGCCAGCCCTTCAATTTCCCGTCAAACTGGTCGATGGCGCCTTTCACTTCCGAATAGGCAGCCGTTATCATCTTATCTGACATCGAAGCAGAGGTATCAATCATAAAAAGGATGTCTTCTACCATGTCCTCCTTGCCATTAAAATCCGGCAGAAAAAACGGACACTCATCAAACCGCCGGTCCGGAGGCGCAAAGGAATAGTCTGTCACTTCCTCCTGAATGAAATCATTCAGTATCGTCCGCCAATCCGTCTGAGGTTTCCGGAGTTCTTCTAACATTCTCCGGGCAAATCTCGGCAGAAGCCCTCTCGTATTCGAAGGATCCCGAATCATCATCGCTTCCGCCGCATCTTTCAGGCGTTTCACCCATACGTCCCGCAAGGCTGTATCTTCCTCATACCTCCCCCAGGCACTGTGGTCATCCCAGTTTTGGGACGGTATATGCTCACCTTCTTTCGTCTCCTGCTTTGCACGTCCCTGCGCGCTGCCCCCATTTACATCACATTTCGGACCTTTTCCTTTCTCTCCTTTAGGGAGCATATGATAGACTTCTTCAGCGGTATATTCATACCCTTCTGCTCCGTCCGGAGCCAGATGCATGGATTCTCCGTACTTTTTCAATGTTATGCTGCTTTTCTTCCCCTGATTTTCTAACAGAATGTTAGAATTGACCACAATGTCACACGCAATATTAAATGTTCCGGAGTCATACTCCTCCCCTCTGGTGCAATGCTGTAATACCACGTGAAGAATCTCATGCATCATAACAAAATCCAGTTCACTGTCCGTCAAATTTTCCAAAAAATCCGTACCGAACGTAATCCGCATTCCATCGGTTCCTGCTGTCTCCATCTCTTCATTCACGGCATATACCATGTGCATTAACAGCAGACCATAAAATCCATGATTGCATAAAATCCGCATTCTGGAAAGCACCAGCCGTTTCATGTAGTTTCTTATCTTTTCTTCAGACAGAGCCATTCATATACTTTCCTTTCGTTTGCAGCCATTTGGAAAAGGCCGGTATTTTCAAAAGCGTCTTCTTATAATCCTTTTCGATATACATATAGTCCTTCATCAGCACCGCAGAAAAATCCGGCGGCATGCGGTCGGCATAACAAATGGAGTTCTCAATCCCCGCCAAATCCTGTTTGTGTTCACGTGCATAGGCCGTCATTGCCGAGGTCAGCGCATACATTGCATCCGTACCGGTCGGAAGCGGCGGCATTTTCCCGTCAAAAATATCCTCGATGGACGGCAATTGGTGATACACCTTTGCCCAGGTGCGGAATTCAATGGCAACTCCGCTGCCGACCAGACCGGAAATCAGGGAATACATTTTTTCGACATCATCGCTGACGTAATTCAAAAGGTTGCTTACCATTTCCCAGGAACGAGGCGTCGCAAACGCCAGATCATCGGAAGAAGAATCAAATCCCATAAGATAGTTTTGCCGAAAGGACAGAAAGCCAATGACTTTCTCATGGATTCCATTTCGGATTGCCCATTCCTTCCACGCCAGGAAACTGCCCTCGATTTCAATATGCAACAAACGGTTTGCCAATGCTTTCGGCATTTTAAATGCGACTGATTTATCTGTCATCCGGTTGCCCGCGGCAATTACAATACAGTTTTCCGGAAGTCTGTGCTCTCCGACTACGCGGTCCAGCGTAATCTGGTACGCAGCCGCTTGTACGGATTGCGGTGCCGCGGAAATTTCGTCAAGGAACAGAATATTTACCACATCTGCACTCTCATCCATCTGGAATATTTGCGGTTTCAGCCATATTGCTAACGTTTTTTCGGTGTTTGCCGTAGGAATTCCTCTAAGGTCAATCGGGTTAAACAGCAACAGTCTGACATCCGTTACCACTGTTTTTTTGCCGGTCTCTTCCTGAATTTCTTTTGCCAGCTGCCGTATTGCCTGCGATTTTCCGACACCGGGCGCACCCCAGAGCATCACGGACGGCAATGTCTTTAACGGCATACCGGCACGGATGATTGTACAATAGGCATCCTTTAATTCCCGAATCATTTTTCCGACATTCATAGATGGTACATTTGTAAGTTTGATTTCACTCATTTTTTATCCACTCCCAATTTCTTATCAATCTCCTCTAACCGTTGTCTCTTCTCTGCAATCCGGTCCGCATAATCCTCTTTTATGGTCAGCTCTACCCGAACCGCTTCCTGTCTGTCACAAAGTTCCCGCTCCTTTTCCTGCAGTTTGAAAAGATACTCCTCCAGATGGTCTAGACAGTTGTCAATACGAACCAGTCCGCCCACCCGGCTGTCTCCGAGTTCCACGTAATACCTTCCGTTTTTCTGCAGCCGGATATACGGCTTTTGCGCTGTCATATTGGAAGGAAGTACGATTTGGAATCCCTGATAAAACAGGAACGGCGTTTCCTTCGGCAACAGGACGTTTTCCTGTATGGCATCAAAAAGTGCATCCCGGATTTCTTTTCTTTCTTCTTTCGTGTATTCCTTTCGGTTTGCCCGGTAAAATTCCAGGTCGGCTTCACATTTTTCAATCCGTTCCGCCTGATGGGCAATCTTCGCCGGAAGCTCCATCCATTCCTTTTCCAGACGGATATGGGTTTCCACTGCCTTATGCTGTAATGCCAGATACCGGCTCAACTCATTTGCCGTTTCCACCCGCTCCTTTATGAGCGGATTTCCGACCGCCAGTGCTTTCACCTCAGCATAGTCTAACACCGTGCTCTCAATATCGGAACCGCTGCGCTCCGTCAGCGAACCGGAAAGCAAATCCTCAATAAACTTCTGCTTTGTTTCAAGGAGTTGCCAGGAATACGCATCGAAACTGCCTTCGGTAATATATCGGTAAATAAACACTTTTTTATTCTGATTTCCCTGACGTAAAATACGCCCTTCCCGCTGTACCATATCAGTCGGTCATTTTTTGCGGACAGTTCAATACATGCCTGTCTGTTTCGCTCCCTGCTCCTGCGCTTCGTTTCCGTTCCTCGAACCTTTCTTATCTTTTTCCTGCACTCTGGGCAATACTTTGATATTGCAGAGCAGGGAACATATTCAACACCGCATACCGTGCAATTCTTAGGCTTTAATGCTGTCCACCGCTTTGTGGGTGTGATATGTAATTCACCGACAAAGCCGATGAATTTATAATAAATCTTGATTTCCTGCCGCACCGTTCCGTCTGTAAGCTTCTCACGTTCCGAAACAAGTATCTTGTCTATGAGTGCGTTTATGATGGTTGCGTCCAGTTCCTTAATGCCTTGATAGTTGCGGATTAAGGAGAGGAAGTCACGGACACCCTGCGACTTCTCATAGCTGTCGTTAAGCGTTTCCATTACCTCTTTCAGCCGTGCTTCAATTTCAAGCTGCTCTTTCTGGTATTTCCCCGACATCATCTCAAAATTCCGCTCCGTGATACGCTCCATTACCTTGTCCTCATAGAGAGAGGAAAACAGCCTGTCAAGCTCCGCAAGGCGTTTGTTCAGCTTTCTCTGCTCCTTTTCCAATGCCTTTGCCTTGCTCTGGTCTGTTTCCGTGAGCCGCTTTTCAATCGCCCTCACCGCCTTTTCATCACTCACCGCCATATCCGCAAATCGGTTGATGTCGATAAGGACGGCGTTGAACAAGTCCCTCGCTTCAATGCTGTGTGCGGTACACATGATATTACCGTATCTGCCATAATTATTGCAGGTATATTGTACGCAGTCGATGATGTCGGGGCGTTTCCTCCTGTTGGCACTCATAGCCCGCATAGCATAGCCGCAGTCCGCACATTTGATAACGCCTGCAAAGATGTTCTCAAAGCCGCCCTTGTTTTCTGGTAATCTGCGGCTTGTAATAAGCTGCTGTACGTTGTCAAACTCCTCCTGCGTGACTATCCCCTCATGGGTGTCGGGTATCACTTCCCATTCTTCGGGCAGCTTAGAGGGGCGTTTCTTGCTTTTCATGTTGGCGGCAATCCGCTTGTAGCCTGCAAGGTTTCCCGCATATATCGGGCTTCTTAAAATGCCCCTTACGCTGTTCTCGCTCCAAATATAACGGTTTTCCTCGTTACCCTCAAAGTGCCGCTCATAGCCTGTTGACCCTTGCTCCACCGCATAAGCGGCAGGGCGTAGGATATGCTGTTTGTTGATGTGCTTGCGGATTTTGGCGATTCCGTTGCCCGCTAACGCAAGGTCAAATATTTCTCTTACAACGTGTGCAACTTTATCATCAATCAATAGGTGATTATGGTCGGCAGGGTCTTTGACATATCCGTATGGTGCTGTCGTCCCCATGAATTTCCCCTGCTGAAACCTCGCACGGTACGCTGATTTTATCTTGACTGATATGTCGGCGGCATACATCTCGTTTAGGATGTTGCGGAAAGGCGTGATGTCCATCGCTGATTTATTGAGCGTGTCCACGCCGTCATTGACCGCTATATACCTCACGTTATGCTCTGGAAAAAAGACTTCGAGATATAACCCACAATCAAGATAGTTCCTCCCCAGACGGGATAAATCTTTCGTGATAACGCAGTTTATCAGTCCGTTTTCAATGTCCTTAATCATGTTTTGGAAACTTGGTCTTTGGAAATTCGTACCAGAATAACCATCGTCCACATACGTTTTTGCTAAGTGCCATCCCTGCTTTTTCACATAATCCGTGAGGATGGATTTCTGTGTCGCAATGCTCGCACTCTCGTTATCCGTGCCATCGTCCTTTGACAAGCGGCAGTACATGCCGACTTCATAAATCTTATTCTCCGTTCTTGTTCCTGCCATATTGTAAAACCTCCGTATCTGTCCTATCTGTTTTCATGTTCCATTGCGTACATTCTAAGCGGATATCCCCTCATTGTCGAAGGTGTCGCCCTCGGCAATCTTCTTCCGAATATCCTCGGAGATAATCGGGACAAACGCTTCTGTGACTGTCTGTGTGCCGACATATTCACGGCTGATTATCATCTGCACTGGTGCTTTCGGCACGATACGCTTCCTCTTTTTATCTGCTTTCTTATCCTCGCCCATACTTAAATCTTCCTTTCCAGACAGGGCAGGAGAACGTCTGGAAACGCCCCGCCCTGTCAATCAGATACCATCAATCCCCGCTGTGCAATTCTTTCTGTAATGCTTCAAGGAGTGCCGCCGCTTCATCAGCGTTTAAAGTTATTCCTTTTCCGCACTTCTCACGGTTCGGGGAAAAGCTGCGGATGTCATATTTCGGCTCTCTCCCGTTCCATGAGATAAGATTGATTTCTTTTGTGTAGCCACTGTCACTCGCAGACAATACGGCGATTTCCTTTACAATCTTATATTGGATTTCTTTCATTTCCTGCCCCTTTTCTGTCTTGGCTTTCTGGTTTTTATCCGTCCAGAGTTTCATATTTACTTCCCGAAAAGAGAAGATTAGCGGCTGTCCTTGCTCCGTTTTCTCTGCAACTCACGTTCCAGAAGTCGTATGATGGTTTCCTCCATCTGCTTCGGCGTTGTGTTCTTCGGAAAGTATTTTTTCAGCTTGCTTGTGTTGATTTTCAAGGTTTCTTTCTGGTTTCCTTTTTTCTCGGTCATAATCGCAAATATCGTATCCATATCAAGCCGTCCGCTCTGGCTTAACTGTTTCATCCGCTGTGCCTGTGAGAGTGAGGGAGTTGCTTCTTCGCTCTCCATCGTGGCAAAGAGGTTTTCCTGCTCGTCTTTCTTCAAGAAGGACAGTTCCACCGCAGGTGTGAGGGCGATTCTCCCCTCGTCCACCATCTGCAAAATCGGCGGTATCAGTTCCGTCAATCGGATAAATCGCTGCACGGTCATCCTGCCCACGCCGAAGCCCTGTGCCACTTTGTCATCCGTCCGCAACTTCGTCACAACTTGTGACGAGGTTAAGTCCGTGCGAAACCCCTGCCGCTTCATGGCTTCGGATTTCATCTTGTAGGCAAACGCCCGCTCGCTCGGCAGGATATTTTCACGCTGTAAATTACTGTCTACAAGGGTAATGATGGCTCGGTCACGGTCTAAGGGCAGGACAAATGCAGGCACGGTATTTATCCCTGCAAGTTCAGAAGCACGGACACGCCGCTGTCCTGCAATCACTTCATAACCATTTCCGTCCTCTTTCGGGCGTGTGATTATCGGCGTGACAATGCCAAATTCCTTGATGCTTTCCGCTAATTCTGACAGCGTTTCATCCTCTGCCACATGAAACGGATTGTCGGGAAATGGGTACAAATCTTTGGTCTTTAACACCTTAAAATCCTGTTTCTTCATTCACATATCTACCTTTCTTTCATTCTGCTTTTATGGTTTTTCTGCAATTCTTCCAACACTTCTGGCGGTATTTTTGACAGCAGCCGCCCCATCTGTTCGTTGGTTCTCTGCAATTCAAATATCTTCTGATTCGCTTTCTGCACCTTTAATTCCTGCTCGTACTTTTCATCACGCATACGCCCCGCATAGTCTGATTCCTGCCCGATTCTCTCTTTCAAACTGTCGATATACGCCTGCTGTTTCCCGATTTCTTTAGAGAATTTCTCCACGTCTGGGAGCCATGCCGCTATCAGTTCCAGAGCCTTGTCACGCTTCTTCCCTGCGTTAAAGGCGTTGATGTCGGACAGGGCAGACACGATTTCCCCATACTGTTTATCAAGCCTGCCGCCCAATTTATAGAGCCATGTGGGGACGTGTTTCCGTTTCGTTTCCATTGAGGATTGCCCCCGTTCAAGCTGATTCCACCGTGAGGACATCCGCTCATGGTAGGCGGTCTGCCACTCGGATAATGATTTCTGGTTGCCTAAAATGGTTTTCGCTGACAGCTTGTTGTCTGGTGTAATCGGCACAAAACAGAGGTGCATATGCGGCGTTCTCTCGTCCATGTGGACGACAGCGGAGAGGATATTTTTCTCCCCGACACGCTCCGAAATGAAGTCCAGAGCCATCGTAAAATACGCTTTCTGTTCTTCGGGCGGTAACTGGTTCATAAATTCTGGTGAAGCCGTGATAAGCGTTTCCACCATCATCACGCTGTCTTTCCTTGTCCTGCACCCTGCTTCGGCTACCATGCGGTTAATCTCTTTCTTGTAGGTGTAACGTGGCGGTCTTACAAGGTGGTAGTTATTTTTCGAGCGTTCCATATCTATATCTGGATTGCTTTTATAGGCTTCTTTCTTCCGTTCATTGTGGCGTTCACAAGCCGCAACGCCGCCCGCTTTGCGTTTCTGGAAACGCAGGATTGCATAGGGCATCATTCATCATCTTCCTTTCTTCGGCGGGTAACTGCCCTTTGGGTGACAGCGGTGACAGTGGTGACAGCGATATTGGGATACCCCCTCGCATGAGCCGTCACCGTCACCCCGACATTCTTTTATCCGAAGCCGCAAGGCGCAGGATAGCAGGGCGACAGCCCTGCTTTAAGGGAGTCCAGAGGGAACGTCTGGCACACGGCTCTTTGCAGGGCAAAGTGTAGTGTGTTACACCCTGTAAACGCAGTCGGAAAAATCAGATGGATTTTTCTGACCGCAGGGGTGGTTTTACACGCCGAAAAGGGCGGGTGAATCCCACGCCTGCACTTTGCGTTTGCGGGGTGTTCTCCCGTAGGGATGACAGCGGCGGGGTATCCTAAAATCACTGTCACCGCCGTCACCGCTGTCACCCGCAGGGCAGAGCCGCCAACTTTACACGGCTTTAAGCGTCAATGACAGTAACAGGGGGTATCCCAATATCGCTGTCACCACCGTCACCGCTGTCACCCTCCCGCCTTGCAAGGGCAATCTGCCTGCCGTCTTTCCTGCGGCTGTACTGGTAGCAGATACGGTTCTCGCTTAAAAATGTGGTGCGGTATTCATTCAGCCATTTCGTAATCACCGTGGGTACGGTTTCCGTTTCCCCCATAGCGGCTAACAGTTCCGTTGCCGTGCCTGCCCATTCTTCCTTATCCCTCATAAAATCCACTAACCGAAAAAGGACATCTGGTATCGTTTCTTTCGCAAGCTGCTCCTGCGTTTTCCTCTCCACAAGTTCCCAACTGCAATCACGGAAACGCAGCGTGAATTCCTGATAAGGCGTATCCCTGCCTGTCACATACAGCTTGGCGGTATCGGATGCCCGTTTCTCCTTTTCCAGAACAAAGGTAGCGTCCGCACTCCCCGTTAAGCCTGTCGTCCCAGACACCTTGTTGAACACGTCGCTGTCATTCTGCTTTCGGATATGGTGTACGACTACCACCGCCAGAGAATGCCTGTCGGCAAAGTCTTTGATTAGGGAGATGTCCCCATAGTCGCTTGCATAGGCGTTATCTTTAGATGCGGTTCGGACTTTCTGCAAGGTATCAATCACAATGAGCCTACTGTCTGGATAGTCTTTCAAATAATCTTCCAACTGCACGATAAGACCGTCTGACAGCTTGCAGCTTGCCACGGCAAAGTGAAGCCGCCCGCTCGCTTCGTCCGTCAAGCGGAATAACCTGTCCTGTATGCGGCAGAACGTGTCCTCAAGGCAGAGGTAAAGCACGTCGCCCTCCATTGTCGGCATGTCCCATAAAGGGATTCCCTGCGACACGCATAAGCATAGCTTCAGCATGAGCCAGCTCTTGCCTATCTTCTGTGAGCCGCAGAACAGCGACAAGCCTGTTGGGATAAGGCTGTCCACCACAAAGGACGGCTTCTCAAGCGGCTCATAAAGGAGCGTTTCGGCGTTGACTGTCTGTAACTTCTGCATGGCTTTCCTCCTTTCGGGCGGTGTCTTTGTTTTCGTTGCACATAGGCGTTGACCTCCTTAAAAATAGATTTACTCCCATGAAAAAATGAGAGTATGTAATGCCGCCAATCCCACACAAATAAAAAACAGATTTCTTTTTCGGGCGGTGTCGGTCACGGTTGGAGATACTTCCTCATTTCCGCCTTTACTTTCTCCTTTGCAATCGCAACAGATTTCTGTATTGCTGAAGCGGTGCAATGCTCCATAGCGGCGATTTGGTAAAAATTGAACTCATACTCGTAGTAGAGCAGGAAACGCCGCCTTTGTATCTCTGGCAGGCTCCCAACCGCCTTACAGAGCGTTTCATTCCGTTCTTCTTCAATCATGCGTTCATCAAGGCTCTTAGGCACACGCAACGCCCGTCTGTAAAGGGTTTCGTCCCATACCTCATTAAACTCCCTGTGCCGCTCGTCCCATTGGAGAAGATTCCTGTTCCTGCGCTCCATCTGCCGAAACTCCATAAAGAACTGTTCCGACACTTCCAACTCGTGGGATTTGCCTTGCCCGTCCTTAAAGCTGATAAAATACCTTGTGCCGCTTTCTGCGGATTCCTCCCGAAGCGTGTACGCCTTAGCCTGATATGCCATCCCGTTCTCCTCCTGCCAAAAAATAAGCGGGGAGATTCCACTCCCCACCCAGTAGCCCGCAGGATAATGGGATGTATTAGACGTTTATAAAATTTTCCGAAGCTTCTTCCGCAGATGGTCTAACCTCGCATAGATAGCACCAGTCGTCAAATGCACAAGCGGGGCAATCTCCTTTGTGGAATATCCCTGCATTTTCAGCAGAACGATTTTCAAGGTACGCCCGTCCACCGTGACTAATACTTGATAGAGATTTTCGCTCTCAATCTCGTCCAGTAACTCCTCAACCGTACCCACTTCTGCCTGCCGCTCCCTGTCTGCCATGTCCTCAAGGTATTCCGCAACGTCATTCGTCCATCGGTAAAACCGCCTGTTGGAATTGAAGTCTGCCCTGTCCGCTATTCGTATCTGCTCAATGGTCGTTTCATCAACGCCATACTCACGCAGCAACTTTTCCTCCGCTTCTTTCCAGATACGCCATTTCCTGTCCTCCCGTCCGTGGTTGTATGCCATTCTTATTTCCTCCAATCAGAATTGATTGAGAGGGCAGAGAAAAGCCCCCTCATTTTCCCAAAGGAAAAAACAAGGGGGCTGAACGCCTTAAATTTTAATTTTCTATTATCTTTCTTAGTTTTATTAGGATTCTGGCTTTGCGTTTGTTCACAACGCTCTGGGTCAATCCTAACCGCAATCCAACCTCACGCTCGGTAAGACCGTCAAAGAAGATGGCATGAATCAATGCCTGTTCACTCTCCGACAACAAATGCAGGGCGGCTTTCAGCCTGTCCACCATAACCGCATTGACAACGGTTTCCGCAATGTCCGCCGCTTCATCAGCGATGAAGTCCAGAGGATTGCCCTCGCTGTCTATAAATCCATCCAGAGAAAGCAGGCTGTTCTTCGTATCTAATTTTTGCAGATAACGCCACCGTTCCTTATCTCGGTAGAAGTCTGTGTATTGCTCCCTCAAGACTTCCAGCAGACATCCTTGAATGGGGATAAACAGCTTGTCCATGTAGGTCTGGTCGGATTCCCTGCAGCGGCAGAAGTCCGTGTAAGATAATTCCACATAGCCGCCACTTTCCCTGATATATACCTTTCTTGGTGCATATTTCACCGTATTGTCCTCCAATCCGAATTTTTGAAATGTAAAATCCAGATGGAGAGGCGGAGAACGACACCGCATATCAGAAACAGCCCTGCGGCACTTTCCAACAAAAATCGACAAAAGAAAAACCGCAAAGGCTCTGTGACCTTTACGGTTATAGGAAATAATAATTCTGTTGTATAGAGATTGTACTTCTACTTTCAAGGTGAGAAGTACCGCTGCACTGGCAGAAATTTTTTTAACTGGTTTCCTGCCGTTCTCTGACATGCTATGTATTGATAAATTTTACTTCGTATGAGCAGATGAATAACCGCCCGAAAAAAGAACATAAAAAAATCCCTCCAAATTTAAAAACAAATTCAGAGGGTAATTTAGGGTATAACAAAATAACCCACCCGAATATCGTTTTTTTTATTTGGTGAGTTTGTTCTTTCAAATACGAAACAAAAAG